GGTTTCCATACAGCATAGCCTCAGTTTGTTGCATTGGATATTCTTTTAGTATTTTCTCATGGTAAAACTGCTTCGGACATTGATCGAAGGCTTTAATTTTACTAAAAGACCAAGGGGCTATACTCATTTTGTTTCCTGTAGTGGCTTTTCGTACTCCATACCAAACAGAGCATCAATGGCTGGAAGTAATCTATATAGCAACAGCCAGCGAGGGATTGCGGTATATATATTCATTGGGGGATAAGCTCTGGTTATCTTAGTTACTTGACTAATTGATAAGTTATATTCAACCGCTAACTTTACGTGAGAAATCTTAAATTCATAAAATTTGTACCGTATCTGATTGTTACGTTCAAAATGACGTTCGTTCGGTATGCAGATCATCCACATTCTCCATAAGACTTACCTACCCCTGATTCACAATCAATCGGGAGTCCTTCCGCCCATTGAGGTATCATACGCATACAAGTTTCTACGTAATCTTGAGCGGTAGTTACTTCCTCGTCACGTACACAGCATACAATGGAGTCGTGTACGGTTAAAACAACTTTATACTTTTTAGATACTTCCAGCATTTGATAACCAATTATGCACCGTGCTAGAGCTTGGCATACGTTCTCTATGACTTTACCGCCATAGATACGAGTGCGTCCTCGCCTTGTCTGGTAAGTATATTCAATACCCATCTCCCCCTGTTCGCCAAGTAAATCATTATATCTAAGTAATAATCCAGAGGGCAACCGGAGCGCGTACCTATCTACATCAACCTGTAACAAGTTATTGCGTCCTAAAGGTAATGCGTCACCGCGGGAAAGATACACTATTGTATTCTGAGCGGCTTTCCATAGGTTGTAGATGTCTCTATTAGCTTCCCTATAGATTTTTATAACCCTCGCGGCTTCCGACTCACTTATATCTGTACCAAAGTTCTTTAATTGTTCACGAAATCGCACCGCACCCATACCATACCCAGCCCCAAGTATAGTGGTCTTACCAACAAAACGCTGTTCAGAAGTAACGTCTTCTTCTGGGACACCATATATGCGAGATGCCATCTTTATATAAACATCTTCATCGTTAGCGAAAGCATCGACAAGATTCTTTTGCCCTGCTAACCATGCAAGCACACGTGCTTCTATTTGCGAAGAGTCAGCTTCTATCAGAGTATGCCCTTCGGGGGCTATTATACTTTTCTTTAGCTTTTTCCCTGCAACCCCCCTGCTAGGTAGGTTTTGTAGATTTATCTTGTCATCACCGCCCCATCTACCAGTATGTGCGGCATAGTATTTAACAGGCACAGGCAGTAGACCACGCTTAGATATATCTATAAACCGTTGCGTTCTAGTTTCTTCCAACGTACTTTTATTACCTAATCTAGCGGATACTAAAGACTGTACCTGTGGGTCTTCATGGTCACCCAAAGCCTTGAAGTCCTCATCTGTTTTAGCAAATGCAAACGTCTCTTTGCCTGTAGTAGGGCTTATCTTTGTAGGTGGTTTCACCCCTAGACCTTCTAGTAGGGAAGCAAATTTGGCGTTGCTCATAAGGTCTTTTTTATCTACCCCGGCACAAGCAAGTAGCTTGTCTTTGTGGTCACGTGTTTCTATAAGATGTTGTTCCAGTAACCCGAGGTCTAAATCTAAAGTAGGTTCTACAAACATACGTAGACTTAAATCTATAAGTTTTAATTCTTCTCTTGGAAAATTAGAGGCGAATATTTTAAATAGATCGTACGTAAGATCCACATCATTTACACAGTAATCGCCATACCTAGAAAGTTCTTCAGAGGTGAAATCGGCACGGTGCTTCCCTAATGCGTTTTCTACTTCAATACCTTTAGTACCAAGGGAATATCTCTCAGCCAATGCACGTAGGCTTCCGCTGACTTCCACACCATCCACAGCACGTGCGATACAAAGAGTATCGGTGTACACACGAGGGGTAATATCAAAAAGCCAATTAGCAATAGCCCCATCAAAAACAGTATTATGAGCAAGAAACATAGCCTCACCCCAATCAAAAGTATGCAAGAAATCTCGTATTTGTTCTTTTGAACCACTAGCCCATTCCGTTTCGTTATTGTTTAGCTTAACCCCCACACCAATAACTTCAAAACGAGGGTCACGCACGTACTCTTCAGTAGTCATTTTAGACAATGAAAACTCTCTATCGTAATAGGTTTCAAAGTCTATCGTTATTAAATCCATACTATAGTTCCCCCCTAAAATAAAATTACCCAGAGTTCCCCATTAGAGGCTTTTTCTTCTAATTCAGCTACAGCTTTATCCAACTTATAGCCAAGTTTGAAGTTTCCATCCCAATGAGCTTGATCTGCTTCAATACGAAAACGATATATTTCCTCATAGATACAGAGGACAAGTTTGCTTCTTTCCACAATATAATTCGCCTGTAAATTCCTTGCTAGTTTCCTTTTACCAAACCAGTCTTGGTAAATACATTACAGGCTAACTCGCCACCACAAGCCATATATCCACAACCGTCTACCCAATTGTCAGAGTTTTTAGCGTTACTTTTTAATCTGGCAATCTTCAGTAACGACATCATTATGGCTACATCAACGGCGGTTACTTTTGTCCCAAGATGTTCTGACCAATAGTTAGCAATCGTAGTGAAGTTTTCCTCCATGCTTCCATGCTGTTCGGCTCTATCTTGAGTAATATATTTTTCAGCGGTACGTAGTATCTCCGCACGTTTTAGAGTGCGGTCAAGCGGTGGGTCAAACGGTAGTTCCAATTGTTCTCCCATTTTATTATCCTTTATTCTGGTAGTTTTAATTTCCATAGAATGTATGGCTCATCGCACGTGCCATTACACACTTGGGCAGAGATAGACTTTGCGTTGGGGTCAAGCGTTGACTTACCAATGTAGTGCCATTCTGCTCCTTGTTGTATCTGTTCTTCAGCAACATCAAAAAATTCTTTGTTGTCAGCTACAAACAAACCCCCGAAAGACATAACTAAAGCTGTAATTAATTCCATTTTTTCATCCGTCCTTTTCTATATCTAATACCCCCTCTGGAACGCCAATCCCTAATTCCATGTTCTTTTCCACAATCAGATAACCTTACTTCAGCTACCTTTACACCATTATGTCCAAAACCTTGTTCGGGGTGTTTCCATTCGACACTTTGTTTACAGTCATTACATATACGATTATCAATTGACTCAGAAATAAACGCTTTCTGGCACTTTAAACAAGTACGTGTATCCGCACCAAGATCGCGCTCGTACCATTTTGTGCCTACTTCATGTTTATACCTAATCATTAATCTGCTCCAATAACAATTATTGGTTCGGCTGTGCTATCTTCTTGAAGTATACCCTCATCTGTTATGGTTAAAGGGTGTGCTACTGCGTGAAGTTCAGCGTTTTCTTCCTCCCAGTTCATCCATATTTGAATGGCGTGTGTCTGGTCATCGGTATCTATCCATACGCCAGCATCACTTAGTATTTCTTTGGAAACTTTTCTTTCGTCTACGCAACTGACAACTTCTTTTGCCATTGCCGTTACTACAGTTTCCAACAATTTTTCTCGTAAAGATTTTCCCATTTACGCCCTCCTTATTATCTACAAAAAGATGCTAACTTCAATATCTCTGCTATATCTTTCATATTATCCTCATTGACTACTATTTGGAAACCTCCCGCAGTATTTATATCTCGTAAGTTCTTTTCCTGTAATGCGGTAGGGGTGTTCTTACCTGCTTTACATTCTATTCCAAAAAACATTCCTCTATAACATCCTACTATGTCTGGTACACCGCTTCTGCCGTACCCACCTGTAGCAGGATAAAAGTAATAAGTTCCTAACTCTTTAAGCTGTTTTGTTACAGTTTTTTTAACTCTTGCTTCTGGTGTCATCGCCATTAGAAAAAATCCTTTTTAACCACTTCGGACATTTTGGGAATGTAAATACTTCAACGGTCTTGATACCACGTTCATGGCAACGACTACCGTCATCGTATAAATGCCAAATTTCTATTAATTTACGGTCTTCTTCTTCCATGTAATTTGCTCCATAAATATGAATCAAGTTTACATACGTACCTTGAAATAATTAATAATATCTTCCTCATCTTAAATTCTCTAAAAGAGAAATCTCAATACAAGCTCCACCGTCTAATAAAGCAGAGGCTTGTAAACAAGCCTGTAGAGAGGGGTGGGTAGATATAAGTTCTACATAATTATTTAGAAACAATACTAAAGAATAATATAAATTTTCAGTCATTTAAATTCCCCAGTATCTCCACTTCACTTGATTTCCCCCAAACACGTTTTATGGTGTTCCAATGAATAACATTATCACTCTTTAAAATAACATTCTCAAAGGTCTTACCTTTCATCTTCTCAGCAACGCGTTGTTCACGCTCTTTAGAGTTTTTGATATGCTCAGGCCATCCAGCGTTATCTTCTTTTGTTCTTTTTGGCATTTAGTTTCTCCACACAATATCTATCTGACGATAGGGAACTTGCTTCTGTAAACGTGCTTTTTTGGCGTATGCGGCGAACTCTTGATTTGTTCCTAAGTAACACGTTACCGTCTTATCGCTATTTGTTTCCATTACATAATACATCTGTAGTTCTCCTAAAAACTGGTTTCAACCAGAAATGTTAGTCCGTGGACTAACATCTCCAAGTATTTCATTTAAAAGGGTTAGTCTATATAGAGCGTTCTCAGTTAAGTTCTCTAACCGATCAACGTCATCTATATAGACTGCTCTTGAAGCGCATTGGGCTAATTCAGTTGCAAACCTTTCGATCTGCTTTAGTTCCCATGATTCTAATCTTCTATAGTTCATTAGGTTTAATTACCCAGTACGTAGTTTCATCAATACGCCTACCTACATTTTTTATAACTGAGGTAATCGGTCTCCAATCCGTTACCAT